TTGCTGTACTGCGGCCGCGCGCTGAGCGAGAATCTGCATCACGAGTCCTGGCTGTTTCGCAATCTCGGCTACAAGAAGTTCGTCAGACAATTCTTCCTTCATAAGCTTCTGCTCTTCTGAAGGATTATTCACACCGATATTCTTTTGTGTGGTAGTAAGAGACTGGAGGCGAGCCTGGAATTTATTGATTTCATCCACCACTGAGCGCATGAGAACCGAGGTGATGAAGACATCAGACTTGTAGTTTCCAGTAATAAGAATCTTTGCATCCGGCACATATCGTTCAGCAAGGAAAAGAATCTGGCGGTTGAGTTCCTTGAAGGTAGCTTCCCACCAGCCTTTTCGAAGTGAAATTTTATTATTGACTCCCTGCATAACAACTGAGAGTGCGCGACCAGTAGCTTGAAGCACCTGATTACCAGGATAAAGTACCTGGTTCATACCAGATAGATTGATGATGTCATTCTTTCTTTCTGCGGCATAGCTTGAAAGAGCGCCCGGGTCTCCGGACTTAGGCATCGCAGAAAGCTCAGCGTCTTCGCCGAACTCATAGATGACAGTCTGACCAGAGCGAACCTCAGAAACATTCCCGAGATTCTTACCCCAATAAGTTGGCTTCGAAAGTTCTTTAATCAAATCTCCGAAATCGGATGTACGCTCATTGTATTCCTGCTGAGGGTCTACCTCATTCTCGAGGTCAGATGTTCCGCGGGATTCTCCCGGCATGTGAATGTTTGGAACATGGTGAATAGGAATGAAGCCCCAATCATGCTGGATGTATTTCAAAATCTTATTGCCTTTGGTCACCATCAAAATATATTTCTGGCGGGTGTAGACTTCCTTGATGGTCGTCATCAAAAGGTCGGAAGATTCATCGAGACCAATCGGGTCGGTATTTCTTTCCCCCGGCATCTCAGTCATTCCGACTTCTGCCATTTCAGATTTGAAAAGTTCTTCCGCGGACTTCGTGAACATTCGGTACTGCTTAACGCATCCGTACATTTCAGTGAAGTCATCATCACGATAGATAGGTCTCACAGTCCAAGGGCGCTCCACATTCCAGTAACGGATTCGAGAAAGAGTTTTCTTTTGCTTTGGCTCACCAAGTTCATCAATCTCTTCCGAGTCTTCGGTAACATCAAATTCCGGGAAGGCTCCAAAGATGTAAGCATCTCCGTAGATGGAAGCAGTTCGAGCCGCGCGCTGAAATACCAATCCGAGTCGATTGGCATCGTGTATATCATTCAAAAGTTTTGTTCGTCCTTCTGCCATCACGCGCTGAATCGGGTCAGTCACATTGAGCGGAGGGCAAGACATCTGCGGAGATTCGTTAGTAAGAAATGCGGTCATGTTCTCCACAATCGTGAAGCAGTAATTGTATGTACGCATAGTCTCACCTTCTTCTTTCTGGTAAGCCCATTGTCTTCCTTTATAAAAATCTCGTAGCGTCTTGTACCCACTATAAGTACCATCACCGTACAATCTCTTGCGCGCTTCCATATCGAGCTGAGGCTCGAGTTTAACGATAAAATCCTTCAACGCTTCAGCATCGTTGTGGTTATCCGCTATTTGTCCTGTTTTTAATAAATCTAAAAGTCCCATTTTAATTTACAGTTCTTATACTTCGAGTCTGCGTACCTCGAGAAGTTCTCGAGGTTGGCCGAATCGAGCGGTTCCAACTACTCATACGACTAATATTAGCATCTTGTAAAGATTTTCCTCGTGGATGTTTTTTTACCACCCAAGAAACACCCATCATCAGAGTCATTACCTTGTCTTGCTTGAGCTTTGCGTCATCCATGTGATACATCCCAAGTTGGTCGGCAAGCTCCTGGATAAAGTAGCAAGCGATGTTTCCAAACACAGGAGCCTCCTCGATGATATTACCTTCCTCATCCTCGTAATATTTTCTGCCAGCGCTCATTTCATTCTTGAGCATCAGCAGCGCTTCATCCTTTTCAATATCAAAACCTTTTGGCTTTAACAAAACAAGTAACTTCTTTATTGTAACACCTCCCAGCGCATTTGCGTCCATCAAAAATGTGGGTGGGATAACAGTCTCACCATCTTCGTGATAGTCAGTGTACGAATCGTAGAGCGCGCGGAGTATTGCAAACTGCACATGAGGACTCCCACCTCGAACATCCTCCCAGGCAACAACCTCAATTTTTGGTTTGAGAATTTCTGGCTTGGTGTACTCAGTAAAGTCGAGGACGGCAAACTCCGAAGGGTCTCCAGTGTCAGCCATTCCCCAATCGGCTACCAGCAAATACTTGTGACCCGGAATATGTGCCTTCTTGGTAGAGTTTTTCCACATCTGGTCTATCTCGGACTGGTCAAAGAAGCGCTTGCCTCCGGTGACGAATTCTCCAAAGACAACCTGACGATATTTCTTTTTATCAGTGGCCTTGAGGTCGGCTTTGATTTTCTCGCGCTGATGTTCAGGGATAAATATATTCTGGTCGAGTGAACCTCCAATAGCCCACCATAATTCCTTACATTGAAGACCGAGCTGAACGATGCGGTGATAATACTGGTGAGAAGGTGCATCCACTTCCGCGGTAGAGATGAGGTCGAGTCCGACTCCGTACTTGATGAGACGAGAAAGAATCTTGGCTCCGAGTTCCTGCTCGAGGTGATGCGACTGCGCGCACTCATCGTATGAGATGTAGGCGAACTGTCCGCCAGCAAGGGAAGCAGCTTGGTCTTGTCCGACCGGCACTGAGTAGAAGATACTTCCGTTTGCCAAGCGCATTTCTCCGATAGTGGCATTGAATGAAATCAAAAATCCTTTAAGAAGGGGAGAAACTTTATTCAGCCTAGCCTTGCCATTCTCTTCGATGACAAACTGCTCATTCAAAATCTCCATGATATAGCGAGAGCATTGCTTGACCTGACGCGTGTGCGGGGAAATATTTAGGGTCGCATAGTAGGCTTTGTCGAACATGTCGCCGGTAAGAGTGAGACCAATCTTGTAGTAATCAAACCACAAATGCTTTATGGCAATCATCACCGTCTTGCCAACCTGATTCGAAGGAAAAGCAATGTTCTTTCCGAAAAGCATACCTCCAACTTCGCCGAAGAAGTCTCCAGCCTTTTGGAGAACAGTTCTCGGAGTAGTGGTCTGCTTCAAGAATTTCTTTTGAAAATCATTGAGTGGCATGCCGAGCATATCTTTTGCAAAAACAATAATATCCTCTCGGCCGCGGCGCGCAGTCTTCAACATCTCGATTATCTTGCGCTTGGCCTCTACTGGCAATGTCTCATCAAAGATGAGTTTATTTATTATTGGGGCGTTCATACGGATGGTACGCTGTTATCTAAAAGCTCCAAGTCTTTCTCGGATAGTTCCCCAGAGGTAGCCTGCTTCATCAAATCCATCAAGAAGCCAGCAGTCTCTCGACCTTCTTTGTTTCGTTTGATTTGAATAGTCTGATGCTTATGAACCCCAGAGAGAACTTCCTTGGCAATAGAAAGGGCGAGCGCCTTTTTCTTTATTCGAGTCTTTTCATATTCCTCCTTGCTCCAGTATCCCCCAGCCACATCAATCAGTTCGTAGTCCGTGTTCGATTCCTTCATTAGCTGTTCGGCATCATCAATCAAAAGCGACTGCAAGTTCTTCGAGCCATCCTCGAGGTCTGCATACTCAATTGCTTTTACATTCACCTGATTCTTTTTCACAGTATCGCGACCCTTGATTGCTACCTTTCGAATATGAACTGGAAGTGATTGCTCCCAATTCTTAATCCAGCCCTTCACTTGATTCGGATAGGGATTGAACCAAATCTTCTTGTACATCTGAGTGTTCTTCCGGTACTCCCTGAATATTTGCATAAGGTCGGTGCGTCCGGCCTTGCGCTCCTCCATATAAAAAAGACGGAAGCCTTCTATGATTTCCTCAAGACCTTCGTTAGTGGTGAACCCCCTCTTAACAAAAGATACCGGTACTCCCTTGCTTTTGGGGATTCCGCCCTCATCTTCAAAATTTGGAATATATTCGCTTGACATCCTTTACATAATATCACTAATCATGCCGGAATAGTTATCCACAAGAAAGCACTTGCGGAGTTACTACCATCGGGAGTATAGTGGCTGTACTGATGGTGTGAAGACCATCTAATAAAAAAATGTCGAAAACTTATACACACTCAAGCTTGACAAACGAAAGCGTACCCGCTATTCTTTTGAGTGTACTAAGCGTACGACATTTTGTTGGTCTTCAATCAAGAACCTATTTGGCCTAGCGCTCGATAGGTTTTTGGTTTTCTATCAGTTGAAATCCCAAGCACAGCTAAAACCGCGGCAATAATGCTGGTTAAGTCTTGAGGAGTCATACAACCACAGCCGGGGAGGGTAGCCATGAGATGGTAACCACTCCACAAACACTAGGCAAATTCGTTTATAAAAGACGAATTAAAAGAGATGATAGGTCTGGACGAGAATAGGTTCCCCCTCGTACCCTTCGGCACACGAAAGACTATCATCACAAAACCGGGAAAACATTGAAACTTCTTCTCTAGGGTGCCAATCCTAGAGTTAAAACCCAGAAACCTCACGAAAGCGACGGTTGAAAGGCGGAAGCCCTAAGTCCTAGTGAAAAATCCCCCCGGAAATATTAAACACATTTATTTTGTGGAGGGCTTTTCTATACCATTTCCTTCTCTTGCTCTGGTTGAAAAAGGTTAGACTCAGATTCTGACAGGAACCATAGCTTCTACCAAGGTGACAAAAAAAAGATTCCTCTTCGGAAAAAGACCCTCTTAGTTAGGGCTTCCTTCCGCTAAGAAATATTGTTGTTCTCGGTACTCCCACCACCTAATATGGAATCTCGAAAATACATAAGGTGTGGCATAGCCACTACTTATACGGGGCTTTTTTAGGTCAAGAAAGTTAGGGGAGGATACGGGGGAGCTACTCCTCTAATACCCTGCAACTTTATATGTACCTACGCAAAGCCTACACAAGACGAGGGGAGCCCATAAGGAAAAGAGAACGAACGGGGC